CGTCTGGGTGGTCCAACTCTCCAACTGCGCGGCGGTCTTTGACGACATCCATATATTTCTCTACTTCTCTTTTGAGAATGGGGAATGGATAAACACGACCATTACCATTTAGTTTTTCTGCTTCGTGGCATTTGCCGACAAGGAAGAGTGCTTTACCCTCTGCGGATAAACGTCTTTCTGCTTCAGTAAGAACATCAAGGCACATTCCGTCAGGGCAAAGTTCATAAAATTCTCGTAAAAGTGTTTTTGACATTTTATACCTTTTGGTTATCAAGATAAATAGTTTTCTATTTCACAAAAAATAAAAACCACCCTGTTTTAGCAGGATGGTTGAAAAGTTCAGCGGGCGCAACCCGCCCGAGCTAACTGCCGTTGCAGCAACGACGAACAGGTTGTAGTAACCATTTTTTCATCGCTCACCTCTTTTGAATTATTCTTTTTAAGATTGCTTCGGTAATAGCATCGGCTTGCTCTTCCATAGCGCCATAGCCAGGCATTGAACGAACGCCAGAGCCTATTCTACTTGCAACTTGACCCATGCCTTGACCACGATACCTTTGCTTTAACGAGACAGAAGCATCATCTGGGCGTTCAGCCCAACCAACGAGAGTTTCCTTTTCAACTTGTCTTTTAAATCTGGGTAGGTCTTCAACGTTGGAGCCAATGCTTGCGGCCAAAATTTCAAACAAAGCAAGGTTAGCTGCTTCTGTCTCTGGAAGCCCTATAATGCTTATCTGTTCCATATGTTTTGCGAGTTGGTTTGCAAGATCGCCTGCTTTTTGAATAAGTCTTTTATCTTTATCTCTTCTAGCAGCATAAATAGCATTTACTATTGCTTGATCTCCTGTTTTAACTGAACTCAAAACAACATCGGCTACGTTTGCTACTCCACCGATTGCTTTCTTAGCAACATCAGCACCCTTCTTAAAATAATCAAAAATACCTTCATCAATAGCAGTTTGGACTTCTTCCGCAATAATGCGTTTTAGTTGAGACTCAGTAAGTTTCATTTTTCGGTTCCTTTGTGAATTCTTAAACCTTCATCATTTAGCAACATACTCAAAAAATATGCTGTTCCTGCTGAAGTCCAACCGCAAATAAAGAAGTTGGCGATTGTTTGTCTGAAACTAAATAGTTCGGTGTAAGGAGAAAGTAAAAATAAAAACCATCCTGCGTGAAAACCAAAACATAATGGACAATGGAACAATTTACCAAAACCATTTAGCCATTCTTTGGATGGTCTTATGGAATTAAAGATCGATGCATAGACGACAAGATAAGTAAGACCATAAGAAGCGAGAATAAACCAAGCAAGTTGTAGCATTTAGAATTCCATCAATAAGTGAAGGACTGCCAATAATAGGCATTTCCATAAGTGAACGGTGAAGCACCAACGGTGCCTTTCTTGTTTTGTTGTGGGACTTCGCCAAGCTTGGTTGAGTCTTCATCGGTTGGGTCTGTAAAGCGATCCGTCATCATTTCGTCGTAGTTCTCAACAAACTCAAAGTAAGGTCTTTCGTCTTCAATAAAACGAGAGAGGTTTATTAGGAGCAGTTTAATTACGTCAAACTTATCTGATGGGTAGTACTTTGCTTCCATAGAGTCATAGACATTTCCAGCCTGAACTGATTCTGGATTCACAAGACCTCTTTTGGTAAGGTAATGGAATAGACGGTTTTGAGCGCCATAAACATAGTCGCTCATAATGTCTTTAGCAAAAGCAACAAGCTTATTGTTCTTTGGCTGAATAACAATGTAAATATCTGCGTGATCAAAAACCATAACGTCGTCGTTCAAACTCTTTGAAATTTTGAGCTTGACAATCTCTTCAGGCTCTACTTGTGTAGGTTCTGAAGAACCAATCTTAATTGTTATCGCCATTGTTGGTGATCTCCTCTACGAGTGCTTGTAGTTTGAGGACTTTTTCAAGAATTTGCTCGTTGAGAGGGGTCTTCTTGAAAGATTCGATTAGTTCCAAAACAGAACCTAATCTTGTAGCAACCTGACTATTGCTATCTTTATAAATAGTAATTGCTTCTTTAATTCTGGAGATCTCTTCGTTTAGACGGAACTGGAACTGCAAACCACCATCGCTGATAGAGAGAACATAGCTTTCAATAATCTTACGTTGTGATTCGTTTAGGTTGCTGTTGTACTTCTTATTGAAGTTCTGAACCACTTGACGATAAACGAGATTGTCTATTGGTTGCATTTCATTCTTCTTTCGCTCTACCGGACGTTCCATCAGGCTACCGATAAGCTTTCTTTCAAGAAGAACTTTTTGTTTTACGTCTGTTTCCGATCCGAAGATCTGTGAGATGGTCGCCATAGTTTTATAGTTAGGCATAAATGTCTCAAAACAGTTTTGTCCGATGTTCTTGTTGATCCAGTTAATCAACTTTGTTTGTTCGTTGAAAATTGTCTTGTGGTCCAAGGTTTGATAAGCGCGGTAGCTTTCTTGGACCAAACGCATCGCAGTAAAACCATCAACGCTATTGGTTTCATAAAGAGTACGGAATAAAGCCAGTTCTTGTGCCAATGGCTTTCCTGTTTTGAAGAACGTAGCAAGAACTTCTTTTATCTGTGTTGCTCTTTCTTTATTCTGCTGTAATGAGGCAACTGCAAATTGCTTTACGAGTAGTTCGTAAAGAAAAGCGGTATTTCTTTTCTTATTATGGCGTAATCTCATTTCTTCTTCTCCAATGATTCAAGTAGCCTGTTTATTTCTTTTTCGGTGCGGAAGACATCAGCTTCTTCCTCAGAGTAATTAGTTGTCTTGCCTTCGTAGATCGCTCCTCTTCCTAATGTCTTTAAATCACTATAACCGGGAATAGATCGTTTTGTTTTACCAAAGACTGACTCTGGTGTGTGGAGAGAAGTAATATTCTTCTTTCTGGCGACAGAGCCTTTATTTCTACCACCTGGCTTTTGACCATAGTAATAGGTTTTTCCACTTGGACCACGACGGCGATATCGTTTGCGTCCATTTGGACCCATAACATACCAACCTTCTTCATCTTCTTGGAGTGTTTCTCCTGGGGTTGGCTGTTCACCGCCTCCTGCTTCTGGTGTTGGTGTTGGTGTTGCCCCAGGAGTGCCGCCAGGAGCGGCCAATAGTGGTTCTTCGGGTGTTCCTGGCTCTGGTGCTGCGGCTGCTTCACCACCGGCCTCTGGACCTGGTGATTCTTCACCTCCACCTTCGGTACCACCAAAACCTCCAAAGCCACCAAGTCCGCCACCAAGACCACCACCGCCACCGCCGAGGGCACCGGCTTCTTCTTGCATCTTCTCGGCAACGGCGTTGATTTGAGCATCAAACTTACGGTCGTAGAAAATCTCACGTTGATTGCGGAGGAATTCTTCTTCGCACATATTGAATAGTTTTTCAGCGATCCAACGACGGGAGAAATAGCCTTCGGTTGCCTTGCCAGCAACGTCAAACTTTGTGGACCAATGTTCTAGCTCTTGCATTTCAGCAATGCGAGATGGGTTGTTGAGGCTTAATGAAAAGTTGAGTAGATCGTCTCCTCTAAATCCTAAAGTATAAAGATGGATAATGCCGATCTTCTCTAGTTCGGACACAACGATTCTTTGTAGTCTTTGGATCGTTCTTGCGAAACGAATATCCTTTTGGGCCAAAGTTGTTTTATCTTCTTCTGCACCTTCTGCTCTTGAAATGTAAGAAGCAGGGATCTTTAGGGCAGAGAACAATTTATCACGGAGATACTTTACGTCGTCAATGTCGCCTGTGAATGTTCCACCTGGGAGGGACACGATATCTGTAGAAGAACCACCACGAACAGGAATGTAGTAATCCTCTTCAACAGATAAAGGATTATAACGAAGATCGACACGACCGGTTGAGTCATCTACAATTGAATTACGCTTTAAGGAGGTAATAACCTTTTGAACGTATTGTTCTACTTCATTTGGAGGAATAGCACCAACATCGATCTTGAATACACGACGTTCGGGTGCGCGAACAATACGATAAGCCATCATAGCGTCTTCTAACAAAGTAAGTTGACGCCAAATACGTCGTGCAGCTTCAAGAACAGAAGTTCCATAAGGAGCATACTTATCATTTCCAAGAATGCGGAAGTGGGCAACCTGCCAATTCTCAAAGGTCATTCCGGCAGAGTTCCATTGGAACTGGACGTAGTTTGGGTTGGTCTTATCTTCACCTTCAAGTCTTTCTAATTCTTGTGGTGGAAGACCAATGGTGCTGGTAATGCCTTGGGTTTCGTCAATGTCAAGGTAAAGGAAGAAGTCTCCATACTTACACATTGTTCGGCACCAACCAAAAAGGTTGAAATTGATATTTAGGACATTGTGGTAAAGGGAATGCAAGACACCTTTTATTTCTTCATTACGGCACTTGATATTCAACATTGGCTGAAGGGCCGAGTAAGTGGTCATTTCATCTGCGTAAATGTCTAGAGCAGAAGCAATTTCGGGTGTATATTCCATTTGATCAAAGTCCACATAACGCTCGGAGCGGTTGTGGTTGATCATAATAGCATTCTGCATATTTGAGAATGCGTAAAGTTGTGAACGCTTGAACTGTTGACCCGAAGCAGAACGGAACTGCGAAGAGTACTTGTCCATCAACGATCTGCGAAGTCGTCTGGTAGATTGTGTTCTGTAGTTGACCATTGGACCAGAGAAAACTTTAGTTAGTCTCTGGAATAAGTCAGTTGCTGGGTTTCTTGGATTCTTATCTTGTTTTGCCATTTTTTAGCCCTTTAGCCTAATATCCAACTATATTGTTTCTGTTCCATAGCTCTATCCCAAGTTTCTTGTTTGAAGCCTTTTATATTATGGCCTTTCATGCCTGGGATCGATGTAACGAAAACGCCATTTGTAGACACCATAGAATTTACCATAGCTTTCTTGTATTCTATTTCTCTTACGTTGACGGTAAGCGCCGTGTCTTTGACCCAGCAGCTAATCGCTAACGACATAACTAGATCGTCGTGGTAAGAACGCATCGCTTGTGCCCTGTTATCAACCCAAATAAATGTTTTGAATTCGGCAGCGAGCCTTGAAGAATAAAACTTGATATGCCTATTTCTAATGAACTCTTCCATCTTTGCAATAACGAGTGGTCTTGTCTTTGAGGAGGTTGTGAAACCAGGGACAATTCTATCGCTGTCATAAAATTCGGAAGCTTCTACAAATTCGTGTGAACCTTTTGTTGAATGGTAAAGATTAGGATAACTCATTTCTTTTAACTTTTCAAGTACAGAAATGCCTAAAGAGTTATTTTCTACTACCAAAAGGCAATTACCAAATTCTCTACCTGTGTTATTCAAAAGATAGGCAAAGTCGCTAAGGGTTGGCTTGCCTTGATATTCGCCAATAACTTCCATTGTTTCCAGCTTTGTAAGATGGAAAACTGAGTTATCAGCACCGTCGCCTCTTGCGACATCAGCAACCAGAAGATAAGTGCTATTTGTATCATATTGCTCCCATAGCCAGAGATTTCTATCAAAGCCAGTTCTAAATAATGGTTCTCTTATTTCAGAATCAATTCTGGATAGATGCTCTGAACTGATGACATTTTCGCCTGACGAGTTGAATGAACATTCTAATTCCTGTGCGATCTGACGAGGAGACATATTTCTTGTCTCTCTATCAAACCAGGCTTGATCTCTTTCGGGATGGACGGTCCAAGGTAAGTTGATCGGGTGGAAGTCGTTCTTACCTGTTTCGGCATCAGAGTAAGTTTTGTGGAACCAGTTACCAACACCATTAGGACTTGATAGAGCAATGCAACGACCACCAGTAGATAGTGTAGGATAAAGACCGGTCCATAGTTCGTCTAGTCCTTCAACGAATGCGGCCTCGTCTATTACAA